GAACAGGAGCGCATGAACCGTGAACTTCAGGCGCGACAACAGGATTCAGTTATTCTTGGCCTAGCTGGGTATCTGAAAGAATGTTGGGATGCTGCGCGTATCGCCAAACAGCCAATAAATGACACCATGCTCGCTGCGCTTCGGCAGCGTAATGGCGAATATGAACCCGATAAACTCGGCGCTATCCGCAAGCAGGGTGGCTCTGAAGTCTATATGATGATTACTGAGGTGAAGTGCCGAGCCGCTGAAAGCTGGCTGCGCGACATCCTCATGGATACCGGCACCCCACCGTGGGATATGTCCCCTACACCGATTCCTGACCTAGACCCAGACAGTTCTGCTGCGTTGCAAGAGGCGTTTGCCGAACAGGTCATGCAGGTTATTCAGAATACGGGACAGGCTCCGACAAAATCAGAGATGGCTGAGATTCGGGAAGTCGTGTCTCAGGAGTTGAGGTTCCGCGTTTTGCAGCAGGCACAAATGCGTGTTGACAAAATGAAAGTTAAGATTGAAGATCAGTTTGCCCAAGGTGGTTGGCCGGAGGCGTTCAATGAGTTTATCACTGATCTCGTTACTTTCCCTTGCGCTTTTATCAAGGGTCCTATTGTACGTCGCCAACGCCACCTCGGCTGGTCGAAAAGTCCAGACGGTCGCACTATTGTCGAAGCGAGCGAGAGACTCGCGCCGGAATTTGAGCGCGTAAGCCCGTTCAATATTTACCCTGAACCCGGCATCACTCGGATTAACGACGGTTATATTTTCGAGCTTCATCAGCTTAGCCGCACCTCACTGGCTGATCTGATCGGTGTGCCGGGATATGATGACCAAGCTATTCGCAAAGTCCTTGAGGATGGCCCTAGCCAGTCTTGGGTGACCGAGCCGACTGAGATGCAGCGAGAGGAAGAGGAGCGTAAGTACTATACTGAGCTTCGTCCGACTGACATGTTTGACGCCCTTGAGTTTTGGGGCAAAGTAAGTGGTAGAATGCTGCGCGAATGGGGACTCGACGAAGAAGAAGTCCCTGATGAGGCGCGTGAGTATGACGCTAATGTATGGCTTATCGGCAATTATGTCGTCAAAGCGGTCTTGAATTACGACCCTCTTGGCGAGAAGCCGTACGCTAAAACATCTTTCATTAAGATGCCCGGAGCTTTCTGGGGTCGCGGCATTCCTGAGATCATTGAAGACCTGCAGAATATCTGTAATGCAGCGGCCCGTGCGCTTGTGAATAATATGGGCATCGCTTCTGGCCCGCAGGTTGAGGTTAATCTGGAGCGTATTCCTCCGAATGAGGATATTACCCAGATGCACCCATGGAAGATTTGGCAGGTGCTTAACGATCCGCTAGGTAGCTCTGCTCCAGCGGTTAGGTTCAACCAGCCAAATGATAATGCCAATACGCTTATGGCTGTTTATGAACGGTTTAGTCGTTTGGCTGATGACCATTCTGGCATCCCCTCTTACATCTATGGAGATGTGGATGTTAGAGGTGCGGGCCGTACGGCCTCTGGCCTGTCAATGCTGATGGGGTCGGCGGGTAAGGGTATCCGCCAAGTCGTTATGCACATTGATAGTGATATCATCATGCCGATTGTAGAACGGCAATTTATCTACAATATGCGGTACGATGAGGACGAGTCGATTAAGGGCGATGCCGAGATCATCCCGCGTGGCGCAGTTAATCTGGCGGTTAAAGAGACGGTTAATCTGCGGCGAGTTGAGTTCCTCAACGCCACTGCAAATGAGATGGATATGCAGATTATGGGTCCGGGCGGTCGTGCTGCGATCCTTCGGGAGATTGCTAAAGGTCTGCAGATGCCGGTTGATGAGATTATCCCGTCTCGTGAAAAGCTATCCTACGTTGGTAGAGTTCAGGCGATGCAAGCTGCACAGCAGCAACCGCAACCTGCCGTACTCGACCAAGCGGGGAATGCTGCTGGCGGCATGAGCGCTGCCACGGCAAGACCACAAGGCGGCTAGGATGGTTCGTCCGCCACCTGAGATTATCCAGATGTGGGCAAGCCTGTCCCGCCATAATCCGCATCTAGTCGAATGGCTAGAAGAGTGGAGGAAGCGGGAACTGGACCAACTCCCATATGTGGCCGGAGCGAATGTCATGCTCGCTCAGGGTCGCTGTCAGGTGTTGACAGAGATATATAAACTTGTGCATGATGCCCCTGAATTATCAGCAGAACTTCGGAAGAAGTAGCTGGTGATGCCGCGCACACCGAGAGGAGCGTTCTAATGGCTGTACCTGAGCAGATTCGTAAACAGTCTGAGGCTATTGCAAAGCACTACGAGAATGCACAGACCGACGTTGAAACCGTTGAAAAACAGGAAGATACGGGTCAAGCTATCGAAGTAGCTGCGCGAGCCGACAGTGTTATAGAGCCTGCACCTGAGTCCGTCCCTAACGAGCAAAGGAATACGGACACTAAGGAAGAAGAGACCTTTGAGCGTCGATATAAAACGCTTCAGGGTATGTACAACGCTGATACATCCCGGCTTCGGGCTGAGAATCAGCAGTTGAACGGTAGACTCACGCAACTGGAACAGTTGCTTTCGTCGCTTTCTACGGCACCCGCTCAGACGGCGGATATTGTAGACAAGCTGGTGACTGATAAAGACGTTGAGGAATACGGCGATTCTCTTGAGGTTATGCGGCGCGTAGCCAAAGAAGAACGCGCTGCAGCAGATCGGAAGATCGCTGAACTGGAGCAGATGCTTAAGCAGATGCAGACCAGTGTGTTGCCGAAGGTCGAACAAGTCGCCCATAAGCAAGCTGTATCAGCGGAACAGGCTTTCTGGTCAGACCTTTCTATGAGAGTCCCTGATTGGAAAGAGATTAACGCTGACTCCAAGTTTCTTGATTGGCTTATGGAAGTAGACCCACTGACCGGTTTATCTCGTCAGACCTACCTCGAAGACGCCCAGCGAAACATGGATGTAAACAGAGTTGTGAGTTTCTTTTCCACTTGGCAGGGAATCAATGGCCAATCTGTTGCTCAACCAACTCGGAACGCAGTGGCGTCCCAGCTTGATAAACAGGTTGCTCCCGGTAGGGGCCGCAGTAGCGGCGCACCGACTATAGAGCAGTCTAAAATGTATTCACCGAAGGATATCCAAAAGTTCTTCGATGATGTACGCAAAGGTGTTTATCGGGGGAAGGAAGCCGAACGCGACCGAATCGAACGCGATATCTTCGCTGCACAGCGCGAGAATCGCATTGTCGCCAATGGCTAATGGAGTTAAATAATGTCTTATCCTGTCTCTCCGGGCCGTCCGAATTATTCGGGGAACTTCATCCCCGAGATTTGGTCGGGTAAACTGATCGAAAATTTCTACGATGCGACGGTCCTTGCGGCCATCGCCAATACTGACTACGAAGGCGAAATCAAGGGTCAGGGCGATACGGTTAATATCCGTACGATCCCGAACATCACGATCCGCGATTACGTCAAGGGTCAGAGCCTCGTGGTTGAGAACCCCGACAAGCCGAAGGTCCAGCTTCTCATCGACAAGGGCGAGTACTTCGCCTGCGTTGAAGACGATATTGACCGCGTTCAGGCTGACGTTAAGCTGATGGATATGTGGTCTAAAGATGCTTCCGAGCAGATGAAGATCAAGATCGACCAGCGTGTTCTGACTGATATGCTGACGGATATCTCCGCCGACAATCAGGGCGCGACTGCCGGTGCTAAGTCGGCTGCGTTCAACCTCGGCACGACCGGTTCGCCGCTGACGGTTACGAAAGACGGCTCTGGCGGCACCACCTCGGTGATCGACCTTGTCGTTGACCTCGGCACCGTCCTCGACGAGGCCAATGTTCCTGAGCAGGATCGTTATCTGGTCATCCCCGCCCGTATGGCTGGTTTGATTAAGAAGTCGGAACTGAAGGATGCTTCGCTCACGGGCGATTCGACTTCTCCGATTCGCAACGGTCGCCTTGGCATGATTGATCGCTTCACGCTCTACGTGTCGCACAATCTGAAGCTCAGCAGCGGTAAGACCAACATCATCGCTGGTCATAAGATGGGCTTCACCTTTGCGTCACAGATGACCGAGATGGAGACCATTCGCTCGGAGACGACGTTTGGTGACATCATCCGTGGCCTGCAGGTCTACGGCTATAAAGTGGTCAAGCCGGAAGCGCTTTCGACCGCCGTTGTTCAGTTCTCGTAAGGAGGAAGATAAATGACTGCTTATACGGACTCCTACGGGTTCAATAAAGGTACTGCGGAATTTCCTGCTTACGGCGGCAACCGCATTTCCTACGTCGAAGTCGTTCTTGACTTTGCCAAGATCGTTGCGGCGCGCTCTGCGGCTGGCGTTACGGCGCTTGCTGCGACGGATACGCTTCAGGTCATCCAGCTTCCGGCCAACGCTGTTGTCCTCCATGCTGGGTTTGAAGTCACGACGGTCGAATCGACGAACACGACGGCTACCTTTGACTTTGGTTTCACGGGCGCTTCGCCTGCTGCGGCCAATGTTTTTGGTAACGATATTGCGTCGAACGCACTCGCTTGGTCATGGGCTGCTGGTAATGGTTTGGCGAATCCGGTTATTATCGGTACGTCAAACGATACCATCGACCTGCTGATTAATACGGCTGCGCCGACGGACTGCGTCCTCCGCTGCTTCGCGGTTGTCCTTAACCCGAACTGATTGTAGGGGCTTCGGCCCCTACCTTCGCATAGGAGGTAACAATGGCTGCTTATGAAGGCATCACATACTCCCGGCTAAAGGGCGTCAATGTTGAAGCCGATACGCTGTACCTCGGTGGTACGGCCATTACTGCCACTGCTGCGGAAATCAATGCAGTGGCGGATTCGTCTGCCCGTCTGGTGTCGGCTACAGGCGCTACGCTTGCAGTTACGGCGGCTTCGCATGACGGTAAAATCGTTGTGCTTAATCGCGCTGCTGGCGTGACGGCTACTCTTCCGGCTGCGACCGGCTCTGGCGCGGTTTACCGCTTCAGCGTTGGTACGACGGTTACGAGCAATAGCGATAAGATTCAGGTTGCTAACGCGACCGATGTTATGGCCGGTGCTTTGACTGTTACGGATCAGGCTGATGGTTCGACGGCTACGTTTGGTACGGTCGCGGCGAGCGATACGATCACGCTCAATGGCGGAACTACTGGCGGCCTGATTGGCGGTCTCATCACTATTGTCGATATTGCGTCCGGCAAATTTTCTGTTGTCGGTACAACGGTCGGTAATGGTACTGAGGCGACCCCGTTCAGCGCTGCTGTTAGCTAATAGGGAGGGGCTATGGCCCCTTTCTTTCTCTTCGGGAGTTAGTGATGACTAATAAACGGATACCTCAGCTTGACGCACTAACAGGCGCGGGTTCAGCTAGTGACGATAGCATTGTCATATTTGATACTAGCGTTGATACCACTAAGCGCATTGTGCGATCTGAATTAGCTAAGGGTATCGTTAGCGAACTCCCCTATACACCAAGTGGGAATATCAGCGCTTCGACTGTGCCTACCGCAATCGCGGAGATTGATAGCCAATTATCGGCCAGCAGCGGATCGTCTCTAGTCGGATTTTTACAATCTGGAACCGGCGCTTCAGCGCGCACTGTGCAAGCCAAATTGCGAGACACCGTATCCCCCATAGATTTTGGCGCAGTTGGCGACGGCGTCGCGGACGATACAACGGCATGGCAGAATGCTATCAATTCCGGCGCTAAGGTAATTGATGGCTCTGGTAAGACCTATGTGATCTCATCAGAAATGGTCGGTGTTGCTAACCAGACTATCCGCAATGCGACATTCTCTGCTACCGGCTTATCTTCCGGGCGCAAATACGTAATTAAATGGGTCGGCTCGGACGGTACGCCACAGACATTGGCAAGTAACTATTCTGCCGGTGTCTCACAGATGACTGTCCCTAATGGTGCGGCTTTCACACCAGATAGTTGGTGTTATGTTGGGTCTACTGAAAAGTGGGCCGCTGATGGTACGACTTTCGGAGAGTTGTTGCATATTAAGTCTGTAGTCGGCAATGTTGTATCGTTTTACAATATGACACTACTAGATTATACGACCGCAAAAAGTGCGACGATAACCCCTATTTCTATAGTAAAGAACGTCAACCTTATTGACGTGAGTGCGACTGGTCCGACTACTGGGGATCAGGGTGCATTTTACTTTGGGCGTTGCGCTGACATTCAGTTGCGTAATGTTGATACTACGTCGTTTGACTATGCGCATTTTGTGTTTACGCGTAGTGCAAATGTCGGAGTCTATGGATGTTCTAGCAATAGGACCGGCATATATACTGGGCTAGATTACGGAGTGGCCATAGCCGATGCGTGTTATAATGTGGTGATAGATTCGTACACTGGCAGCAATATGCGCAGCATTATGGCTATAGGCGGCACTAGCGGCATCACTAGGCATACTGCTATAGTAAATAGCTACGCGTATGGAACGCAAGATTTAGCTATTGACGCGCATACTGCGGCGCATGAAGTATCTATTATAAATAATACGGTGTTCTTCAGCACACTCGATTATGGTAATGGCGACGGAATATATGTCAATGCTACGGCCCCTACCGTAATTGGCAATCGTATCCACAATCCGTTTCGCCATGGCATTACGTGGGAACCTGCTACATACACTACATTAACTGACCCGATATCGGGAGTGTTTTCTGATAATACCGTAATATATAAGACCACTGCGGCACCTGTAGGTTACGGACTAGCTGTCACCACAACGACGGGTACGGCTGACGCTGGATATACTTTTGCTCCGGTCTCTGGGGTAAGTGTCAGCAATCAGCAAACGAAGTCTGGGTTGGCGAATGTCTGGGTTCAAGCAAACGCATCAGCTATTAATAATATTTGTATAAGTAATGCTGTTTGCTTGGACGGCATGGGTAATCGAGCCATATTTATATACGCAGCCGCTTCGTCTATTGACAACGTGAGTATTACCGGTGGCGTACATCGTCTCGGAGATTATGCTGCTAGTGCTTCATCCACAGGCGTAATAGATATTGCTGGTACCTCTGGTAATCTTATCACTAACTGGTCGGTTACGGGCGCAGTACTCGAACGGTATTCTGGTGTAGGCACTCTTGGGTACTACATCCAGTACGCCGAAAACGGTACCGAAACGGGTACTGTGTTCGATTCAACCATCACACAGAGATATGATTTTGGTGCTGGCGTATCTAAGTATGCGTTTGATTACCGCAGCGCCAGCATTGTAACCGTGACGGACACTGGTAGAACTATAGCAGAAGACGATTATAGCATCATTGCAAATCGAGCCGCTGGCACAGTAACGCTCACTCTTCCGGCAGCGTCTACTGCAGATGGGCGCGAACTTCTAGTTAAGACCATACAGGCGCAGGCAGTTGCGTCGGCATCTTCCAATGTTATCCCCCTTGCTGGCGGCGCTGCAGGTACAGCTATTGTAAGCAACACCGCTGGCCGTTGGGCTAGGCTGCGCAGTAATGGCACGAACTGGGTTATCGTAGAAGGTGTTGTCTAATAGACAACTAACTTCCTAGAGGTTTAGTATGCCTACAAGTTTGACTAGCACCAAGATTAAAGACACGTACCCGCAGCTTCTGCACGTCGATGGGGGACCGACTACCACTGAGAAGGTGGTATATAGCGGCTCTGGCGTAGCTACGGTGCTTAATTTAGGCACTACGTCATTATCAGTCGGTAATGTACGCTTATCGTCTAGCGGAATTACCCCGTTAGCAGGCTCATTTGTGGTGACTGGAGCGAGCATATCGAGCAGTCAGATATCTGGGCTTACTGCTGACTTAGCTGTTTCTGACGGTGGGACAGGTGCTTCGACTGCAGCAGATGCACGCACAAATCTTGGCCTCGGCACGATGGCCACTCAAGCTGCTTCATCCGTCGCAATTACCGGTGGGTCTATTACTGGCATAACTGACCTAGCTGTTGCCGACGGTGGCACGGGCGCTTCGACTCTTACAGGGTATGTCAAAGGTAATGGCACGTCTGCGTTCACAGCTTCGGCTACGATACCTTTTGCTGATTTAGGTGGGCGTGCATACGGTTCATTTTCAGATATCACTGACCAGACAGGTAGTACGACTGCAGCGACGGCAGTAAAATTTGGCACTAATGAAGTCACTGGTGCAGGCGTATCGGTCGCTAATAATGGCAGTGGTGATCCGACGCGAGTCACATTTACTGACGCAGGTACGTATATGGTAGCCCCAAATCTGCAGCTTTATAACTCAGATGCAGCGGATCGCGACGTTACTGTGTGGTTGATGTTAAATGGTTCGAATGTGGCTCGGTCTGCTACAAAGGTAACAGTACCAAAGGCGGGAGATGGCGGTACAACATTTTTTCAGATAGTGTTTTACGTCGTTGTTACTGCTTCTCAGTATGTAGAAATTATGTGGCTACCTGAAAACGTAGCTGTAACTATTGACCATACGGCTGCCGCCGCTGGCCCTCCAGCTATTCCAGCTATTCCGTCTGCAATTATTGTTGTTGAAAGGATTGCATAATGCCCAAGACTCCCGCATGGACGCGCAAGGAAGGTAAGAATCCTAAAGGCGGTTTGAACGCCAAGGGTCGTGCTTCCTATAATGCTGCTAATCCGGGTAAGCCCGGATTGAAAGCACCGCAGCCTGAAGGTGGTCCACGCCGTGATTCTTTTTGTGCCCGTATGAAAGGTATGAAGAAAAAACTGACAAGCGCCAAGACAGCCAATGATCCGAACTCACGGATTAATAAATCTCTTCGCGCTTGGAATTGCTGATATGGCTGCATCTAAACCGAACAACGCTGCTCTATGGTCTCGCGTAAAAGCTGAAGCCAAGAAGAAGTTTAAGGTTTACCCAAGTGCATACGCTAATGCGTGGGCAGCGAAAGAATATAAAAGTCGTGGCGGTACTTGGTCTGGTACAGATAATCGGGTGAAGCGTGGCTAAGGGTGGCCTCGGAAAGTGGTTCGGGGAAAAGTGGGTCGATGTGAAGACCGGCAAGCCCTGTGGCCGTTCTGGTAAGGCCGATAAGCGAGGATATCCGGCGTGTCGTCCGGCTGCGGCTGCGACGAAAATGACGGCTTCAGAGAAGCGCGCGATGGCTTCTAAAAAGACAGGACCGGCTAGAAAGTCTTGGCCGGTTACACCGTCTGGTAAACGGAAAGGACCGAAGAATGGCTAAGGCTCCGACTAAGAAGATGAAGGCTCCGGCTGTGATGCTTGTTGTTATGAAGAAAGAGTCTAACGGCAAGGGTAAAGGCAAGAAGATGCGCGGCGGCTGCGAAGACGCCGACATGGAAGAATACCGCAAAGGCGGTATGGTCCGCAAACCTAAGAAGAAGGGATGCAAGTGATGGCCGAGAAGTGGATTCAGAAGGCGATCAAAAAACCCGGCGCGCTTCGCAAAGAGATGGGCGCGAAGAAGGATGAAAAGATTCCCGCTAAAGCCTTGGCCGCTGCGGCTAAGAAACCCGGCGTCACTGGTAAACGCGCTCGTCTGGCGCAAACTCTTAGAAAGCTAGGCAAATGACTCGATGGTTGCGAAACAGAGCAAATGGAGTCATTTATGAATGGGACTCCATTCTTGCGAAGAACCCGAAGTGTGAGGAAGTCACTGAGGAAATTGCATTTCCTGAACGGTTTCTTACGCAGTCGCATCGAGATCGGTTGGTCAGATTCGCAGAGCCGGTGCCTGAGCCGGAAGAGTTAGATGCCGCTGTTGCGCAGCTTATTGAGGCGACAGCAGAAGTTCCGACCGTAGTGAAGGCTACTCGTAAGGGGCGGAAACGTAAGGGGATTGACCTCCATACGGATGACATCCCTGAAGAACCGGGGTATAGTAATCCCGACATAGATGACGAAGCAACGCGGAGACTTGGGTAGTGACGCCAGCAGGTATCATAGTCGAAGTCCGCAAGTTGTTGCAGGATGTTGACACACCCCAACGATACAGTGACGTAGACCTCTTAGGCTTTATAAATCAAGCGCTTAAGAGGATGTCGATCTTACGCCCTGATCTCTTTGGGGAGATTGTCGATATTTCCACGACTGCTGATACCGCAGTTCAATCGCTCCCTTCTGATGCCCTGCGCTTGATCGACATCTTTCAGGTGAAAAATGGGGCGGCCATAACTGAAGTTGATCGTGAGACCATGGCTCGATGTAATCCCTCGTGGATGTCTGAGACCTCTGGCACTCCAGTCAACTTCATGCGGCATGTTAAGAACCCTGAACGGTTTTTCCTATATCCTCGCCCCTCCGCTGGAATTGTACTCGTTGGCGAGTACGCTAAGACACCACCGGATTACGCGCTTACTGATGTGATTACTTCGCCATCGGACAGCTTCATGCCAGCTATCGTGGACGCCACGGTGTTCTTAGCTGAGTCTATTGATGATGAGCATGTGAACTCTGGGCGGGCTAAGTTGTTCCTTGACCTTTTCACGAGTGAACTCGGAACTGCGCTACAGAATCGCACTGTGACTGACACTAAGGCTGCTGGCATGAAACAGTCGCGCACAGACCAAATTGTAGGCGAGGTGATCTAATGGCTGATCGCGCCTTTACAACACTAATCTCAAAAGTTAGTCCGAGTGTGCCGGGATGCCCACAACCATTGATCCTCGATCATATCCGTGAGGCAGCTATTAAGCTGTGTGAGCGTACCCTTATGTGGAGGTACGTCGAGCCTACGTATAATCTAGAACCCGGAGTCTTCGAGTACGCATATAGGAAGCCGCTGACTGCGGATGTGCATGTTCTGTTCGATGCGATGCTGAACGATATGCCGCTCGAAAAGCTGACGCTAGAACAAGCACTTATGAATTACCCTCAATGGGCTGACATATATAGTGGGCAGCCTGTCTCTACTGTTTGGAGCCTTGTTCCCAGCACCACGTTCAATACGGGTGCGTTCAATACGCAGCAATTTAATTCTCAGCCTACGATAACGTACCCGGATTCTGTGCTTGCCGATGGCTCCGAGCCGCGTTCTATATGCCAGATTACACCGGATAAGTATGTCGTCCTCCCGCTACCTGATAACTCTAAGACTTATACCATACGGATGTTCTACGCTTTGAAACCAAAGCGCGATGCTTCCGGTATGGATAGCATCATAATGGATGAACTTGAGAGTGCTATTATTCATAGAGCGCTCCAAGAGCTTCTTGTCCTACCTAACGTAGTCTGGGCTGACAGAGAACTCGCCACTTACCATGCGCGGCAGTGCCTATTTGAGACAACTGAGCGTAGAGCAAGAGCCAATCTAGCTAATATGCGTGGCATGGTGGCAGTTCATTTTCCTAAGTTTGCATAGGTGACATGATGGGAATAAAGCTCACGAATAATGCGGTATCTACGATACCTACGATCCTTACGGATTCGACTACGTCGTTCGCTATTAATACAGGCGACGGGTCTCTATTCCCTACATTGGGTGCGTCAGATTACTTCAACGCCACTATCTCGTCGCTTAGCGGTACATTCGAGATAGTTAAAGTTACGGCAATAGCTGGAGATACGTTTACGGTTGTGCGAGGGCAGGAAGGCACTCCTGCGATTCCGTTTGCTGCAAATGCCCGCATAGAACTGCGTGTGACGGCAGCGAATGTGAGAAACATACTAGACGATCTTGACCTACTGCTTTTGTGAGCGATGATGCTTGACGAGAACAAACCTTACGTCCGCTGGGATTTCTCTCTAGGAAATCTTATTAACCTCGCTGCTATGGGGGTAGCTGTTGCCGTCGCATGGGGGGCAATGACCGAACGAAGCGAGTTAACACATAAGGGTATCAAAGAGTTGGAAGCCATGCAGACGACTTCTGAGACCCGCATTCGTACACTCGAAATGAATCAGGCCCGTGCCGATGAGCGGCTAACGAGCATCCTTCAGATCGTGAGTCGGATTGAAACACGACTCGAAAAAGAAGGGCGTAAATAATGGGGTACAAACTTGGCGCGCATTCTGAGATGCTGCTTCGTGGTGTTCATCCCGATCTTGTAAAGGTTGTTCGTCGTGCTATCCAGATTACGAAACAGGATTTCAAAGTCTTAGAAGGCGTTCGATCAGTTGCGCGGCAGCGGGAACTGGTTAAAAAAGGCGCATCAAGGACTATGAAATCTCGGCACATCCACGGATTTGCTGTTGATATTGCTCCGTTCGTAGCTGGTCAGGTCCGCTGGGATTGGCCGCTCTACTATGAACTGGCGGCTACGATGAAGCAGGCCGCTAAAGACGTTGGCGTTCCAGTTGAATGGGGCGGTGACTGGAAAACTTTTAAGGATGGCCCGCACTGGCAGTTGCCCGCGCGCAAATACCCGGACCCTAAGCGATGAGACTAGTCCTTATTCTTTGTCTGTTGCTGAGTGGGTGCGCTGACCTAAAGTATGTCGAGTGCATTGCTCGTGACAACACGGCGAGGCCGTGCAACTAATGATGCACCCAGACCACTTTGATTTCTTTATGAAATTAGTGGTAGCTGGAATTGCCGCTTTGTCGGCTTCTGTTGCGGCTAAACTAGGAATAGCTGCTGCGCATATGTGGAGAGGTCTATGATTATTGGTTGGCGCACGTATCTCATTTCGGCTTTGACTGCTGCGTTTGGCGCTCTGTCTATCGCTGATTGGAACTCGTTCCTTAAGGACCCCAAGGCTGGGTGGTCGATCATCGTCATGTCTGTTCTTATGGCGGTCATGCGGTCTGTTACGACTACTCCCCCCGGCGAGACATAATGACTACGCTCATTGTGGCGCTTGCGACTATTATTGGTCTTGTGGTTGCTGTCCTTGTGGCTGTGTGGGCTGCTGTGCGCATGGCTGAAGAGAAGGGCCGCCGCCAAGGCGAGGGTGATTTACGCAAGACGCAAGAGGAAGATGCGCGTCGGAGATTAAAGAATGCGCTGGATGCTGATGCTAAGTCTCGTGCTAGTTCCTCTGCTGGAGGGTTGCGCGACAACGATGGCCACAGGCGAGACTAGCTGTCTGGTCTGGCGTCCGATCTCGTGGTCTAAGAGAGATACTGATAAGACCATCGAGGAAGTGAAGGCGCATAATGCGCGCCGTAAAGCCTATTGTGAGGGATTATGATGAAGAAGTCTGTGTCTGAAAAGATGATGAGCTATAAAGCTGGCGGCATGGTGACGAAAAGCAAGGCCATGATGCCGAAAGCTAAAGCCACCAAGAAGTCAAAAATGATGAGCATGAAAGCTGGTGGCAAAGTCGCCAAGCCCTGCTAAAAAGGAAGAAAGCTATAATGGCTTCTATTAAGATCGCCGGATTTCAAGGTACGGCTCCGAGGCTTTCCCCGGAGTTGCTTCCGGCTACGTCTGCGCAGATTGCAAGAAATTGCAAGCTGTATTCCGGCGATCTTATACCATATCCCGAAGCTGTGCAGGTTGCGAGTACAGGTAGATCAGGGACAATAAGGACCTTATACGCGCTGCGTAATCCAAATTCAGGTAGTCTTGTATGGCTGTCTTGGGTAAATGACGTAGCTATTGTCACGCCTGCAGCGGATCAGCTTGATGAACAGCGGTTCTATTACGCTGGTGACGGGGTCCCTAAAGTAAGTACTTACGCCCTCGCTACTGCTGGTAGTGCGCCATATCCATCTACGACGGGGTATTATGAGCTAGGTCTACCGCTACCTACGGCTAAGCCGACGGCTGTAGCTACCGCGTTTTCTCCTATTACTGGTGTCACGCGGGAGCGCGATAGGGCTAATAACGCTATTATTACTACGGCCAGCGCCCACAATATTAAAGATGGCGCTACGGTATCTATGTCTGGGTTTACAGATACGTCGTTTAACACCATTGCTACCGTGACAGTGACTAGCACGACGACGTTCACATACTATTCAGTCGGGGCTGTTGTTGCGTCTGGTGCTGATGGTGGTGCGGTTATTGATCTAGGCGCACAGATACAGTCACGTAATTATGTTTATACATGGTACACGCCATGGGCTGAGGAGTCTATTGGTTCTGAACCGTCTGATGCTATCTTTATAAAAGAAGGTCAGATTGTCACAGTATCTAATTTGCCTACAGCGGCTCCGTCTGGACAGAACTTTGTCCGTGGTATTCGTTTATATCGCACGTTAGCTGGAACTACTGAGACTGAGTATTTTAGACTCGCCACGTTGTGGTTCCCCAATTCAGCTTCTAATGCACAGCGCACGTCTAATGTGTCTCGGGTTACATTTACGTACCCCCATAATTTACTTGAAGATGATAGATTCAAATTATCTGGTATGAGCGTACCGTCGTTTGATATTACCGACGGTATTGTTACTTCGGTTATAGACCAATATACTTTTGAATACGCCCAAGTAGGCGCTAATGTGTCCAGTATAGTAATTACTACTGGTACATTATATTATGATGTAGCCGAAAGCACTGACAAACCAGCGAGGTACTGGGGTGATGGCGGTGTATATACGTTTACAGATGATTTCGACTATCGAGATTTAAGCAACACACTTCAGTCGGACAGCTATACGCCGCCGCCCAATGACCTCAAGGGGTTGGTGATTCTGCAGAATAACATTATGGCTGGCTTCTCTGGCAACGATGTTTATTTCTCTGAGCCTAATCAGTTCCATGCGTGGCCGGGTGCATATAAGCGGTCGTTTGAAAGCCCCATTGTTGGCCTAGCCACCGTTGGCGGTACGCTCTTGGTGCTTACCGAGTCATACCCGTACATCGTGGACGGTAGCGATCCTGCTGTTCTGACACAGGCGCGTCTCCCTTCACGGTATCCATGCCTAAATCGACGCAGCATTGTCGAGACCAATTTCGGTGTGGTCTACGCCACCCATGACGGACTAGCTGTATTTGCGCCGTCCGCTGGCGCGCAACTTATAACGCGCGCCTTGCACAGTAGCGATACTTGGAATGAGTCATTAGACCCTAGTACGCTTGTCGGAGTTATGTATAAAGATACGTACTTCGCCTCGCATGTATCCGCGTCTATCGTATTTGATCCCGGCGATAAAGGCACTCCATCATTTGTGGATGCCGACTTTGCATTCTCCGCTGCGTGGTATGACACGACTGATAACGCATTGTACGCTGTTGTAGGGACAAGCGGGGCTATTTATAGATGGGATGATACGAACCAATCTGCTGATACCATGCAGTGGAAGTCAAAAGTTTATAAAACTGATGTGCCAATTAATATTGGCGCAGCGCGGGTTATTGCAGACTACCCAGCGAGTTATTCACAACTGGTATGGGATACCGCAGACGTAAACTGGGACTCAACAGATCAGACATGGTTTGTAGATTCTTCTATTACCCTGAAACTATATGTAGACAAAGAGCTTAAGTTCACAAAATCCGTGGTAGACGCCGATACGTTTAGACTCCCACAAGGATATAAGTCTGACACCTTTGAGGTAGAGGTCGAGAGCAATATTCGTATTCGCGCAATACAACTTGCTCAAACGCCTACGGCACTTAAGGAAGTCTAATGGCTAGATTCTCTGGTATCCCTTCGCTTCCGCAGTCTGGTGTTGAAGAATGGAATCTTCGCACACTCGGAGCGTTAAAGCAGAATGTGGAATTGCTGACGGGCGCTCGCGGGGAAACTGATCTCGCTAGTAAGGCGCTTATACGGTCACAGTTTACGGTCGGAACTGCCCCACTACCAACGATCACGACTCCGACTAGTTTCCCAACGGTGACATTTGGATATTACACAGTCAAAGACACATCTGGCATTGATCGGTTTGTTGTTGCTTACGATGCTAATATCGGAAGTTTGCAGAACTTCATGTCTACTGCGGCGCTGCAGGCCGATATACAGAGATTAATCAATGACGTAGCGCAACTTCGTGCTACAGTGAACACTCTCATCGCACAGATAAAGGCTTGATATGCCTACGGACCCGTACGACTTT